AATTACCTATTTCTAAAATTACAAACGTACAATCTGTAGCTGAAAAAGTTATTGCACAATTACCTGAATACTTTCAAGATGTTAGTTACATTGCTCAAGCTAGTGCATCTTTAGGTTTAAAGAAAAATAAAATTAGTTTACATTTCTTTTTTCTTTTAAAACAATCTGTTAACCCTAAAACATTAAAAGAATGGTTACGTATGTTAAATTACGAAACCGACATATTAGCTGACCAATTAAAATTGTCAGCAAACGGACAAAGTTTATGTTACATACTTGACCCATCAGTAGCAGACAATAGTAAATTAATTTATATTGCTCCTCCAAAGTTTGAAGGTGTACAAGACCCTATAAAAGATCAACGTTTTGTATTAGTAAAACGAAGCCAAGCTACTTTAGACTTAGCTACTTACACTCATAACCCTGAACGTGTACACAATTTAGGCATACAAATAAAAGACAACTTACGTAAAAAACAAAACTTACCGAAGAAAACTGGTAAAGTTACAACACTAAGCGTAGCTGGCGAAGCTCAAGATGTTTTACAAAACCCAGATAAAATGACTATTGAAGTTTCTAGAGTAGCTGAGCCTTATGTTAATTGTAATGTAAATGGAGGCGACAGCGGAGCGTATTACTTTGTATTAGACAACCCTCATTATATGTATAACTTTAAAGGCGAGCCTATTTGGGAAATACAAAAAGCAGATCCTGACTTTTATAAAAACATATTTGAAATCTTTGCAGATAAAATTAATAACAATCAAAAACTAAAACCTGTTGTACTAAGAGACTTTCATACTGACACTTATTACAATGGCGTCTTTAACGATGTAACCCAACAGTTTTCAGATGATTACCCTTTAACTCCTACTAATAAAAACTCTCTTGAAGATTTTATGCGAACTCATAATAGAGCATTACCTGATTTTGTTCCAGATGCACGCGTTGTGTTTGACCCTTCCTCAGATAAAGGTATTGAACTTGAAGAAGCTCCTTATTTTGTTAATTTATTTAGACGTACACAATACATGTTACAAGCTAAAGAAACACAACAATTAGAATATGGCACAGCAACTAAATTAAAAAAATTAACACCAAATATACACACTCTTATTTCTCACGTACTTGGAAATGGAGTAACAGAATTTGAACACTTTATAAATTGGTTAGCTTATATTTATCAAAACAAAAGAAAAACAATGACAGCTTGGATTTTTACAGGCGTTCCAGGCACTGGTAAAGGTTTGTTAATACATAAAGTTTTAAAACCTTTATTTGGTGAAGGACAAGTTCCAATGCGTTCTTTAGAAAATATAGAAGAACAATTTAATTTATACATGCGAACAGCGCTTTTTCTTGTTGTAGATGAATTTCGTATGGCAGATTCAGGTTCTGTAGGCAAAATGGCTGACAAGTTAAAACACCAAGTTACAGAACCAACTCTCACCATTAGAGCTATGCGTACAAACCAAGTTGAGCTGCCGAGTTTTTGTAACTTTATATTCTTAACAAACAGGGGAGATGCTGTAAAAATAGAAGACGGTGACAGACGTTACAATGTAGGGCCCAGACAAGAAATTAAAATAGACCAACAACACCCTGAAGTAATTAATAACATTGACACTCTTTCTCAAGAACTTTTTACATTTGCAGGAGTTCTTAAATCTTTTAAAGTAGATAATAAAATGGCACACACTACTTTAGAAAATGAAGCTAAATCTCAAATGAAAGAAATATCTATGTCTGTATTAGAAGAATTTGCATTCGCAGTACGCCAAAGAAACTTAGAATACTTTATAGACATTTTAGAAATACCACTTACAAATACATTTGAAGCTGGCCCTATTACTACTTCTCAAAGATATATAAAAGATTGGATAGCTAAAGCAGGACAAGAAACTTGCATACCAATGTCTCAATTAAAATTAACATATGATGTACTTACTGACAGTCGTAATAAACTTTCTCAAAGAGATTTTACAAAAGCAATGTCACGATTAAATATTACTACTGCTGTTAAACGTATAAAAGATAAAACAGTAAGAGGGGTTGTATTAACTTGGAAAGTAGACAATAATGTTAGAGAAGAATTAATAGAAAGTCATTTCGAAGAAACTGATTTAAACTTATTAAAGAAAGCATAAAGGAATTATATGTCTAAGCTTGTACAAAACAAGCGTCCTGATCTAGAGAATGTAATAGCGACGGACAAAGAAACGGAATTAGGTCTTATCCCTGCGTGGTCCCACTCGGCTTTAAAAACTTACGAAACTTGTGCGTACCGTTCTTATATATCTAAAGTAAAACGTGTACAAGAAGACTATGGTCCAGCAGCCGCACGTGGTACAGAGATACATGACCAATGTGAAGCTTACGTTAAAGGTGAGTTAGCTGAATTACCAACTGCATGTAATAAGTTTGAACAAGAGTTTAAAACTCTTAGAGAAGAATTTGCTAATGCTAATGTAGAACTTGAAGGAGAATGGGGCTTTACTTTAGATTGGGAACCTTGTGGCTGGATGGACCCTGTAACATGGGCCCGTATCAAGTTAGATGCAATACACCATGAAACAGAAACATCAGCAAGAGTTATTGATTACAAAACAGGCAAAAAGATTGGTAATGAAATATCTCATAGCCAGCAAGGGATTACATACGCAATTGGTAGTTTCTTTAGGTACCCTAACTTAGAAAGTATACAAGTTGAATTTTGGTATTTAGACCAAGCCGAAACTACAACTCAAGTATATACGCGAGACCAAGCTATGATGTTTATGCCAAAACTACATCAGCGAGCTTTAGACATGACTACAGCTACTAAATTCTCACCTAACCCATCAAACTACAACTGCAAGTGGTGCTCATTTAAAAAAGGTGAACATCCTATATGTGAATGGGGTGTAAATTAATGTATAATAAAAATATAGTATTCAACCAACTAACACAGAATACTAAACAACGAAGGATGAATTATGAACAATGTTATAATACCAGATGCTTACGACCATCAAAGTAAGACTTCCGAATTTATAAAAACCCACCCAAGATGTTTAATTACATCAGACCCTGGTACAGGTAAAACACGTTCTGTTTTAGATGCTATTATAAATCAATCAGGTAAAACTCTTGTGTTAGCACCCTTATCTATACTAGAAGCTAGTTGGGCAGAAGATATACAAAAATTCCAACCTAATATAAAATATGGAATTGCTTATGCTAAAAACCGTAAAAAAATATTTGAAGATACTGAACTTGAAATGGTCATTACCAATTTCGAAGCTGTTAACTTTCTACGTAAACATCCACATTACCTCAAAGGATTTTCTACCCTCGTCATTGACGAGTTTACTGCGTTCAAAAATAGGGAGGCCCAACGGTCTAAAAATCTTAAATCTATTGTTGATAACTTTGACAATAGAATTGCTATGTCTGGTACTCCTAATAGTAATTCTATTTTAGACCTCTGGCACCCTGTATGTTTAATTGATGACGGCGACCATTTAGGCAACCGTTTCTGGTCTTACAGATCCCAAGTTTGTACACCACATTTTAATGGCTTTGCAAACGAATGGATTGACAAACCAGGGATCGAACAAGTTGTAGCTGATAAACTTTCTGATATATCAATTCGTTACGCACTTACTGATTGTATCGACCTTCCTGACAATATTGTACGAAATGTATACACCAAACTTTCTCCACAAATTTCTAAGATGTACAAAACTCTGGCAGAAGAGTCTGTGTTGTACACGCGTGCGGGCACAATCAATGCAATCAATGCTGCAGCTCGTGTTAAAAAGTTATTACAACTTGTATCAGGAGCTATATATGACCAAGAAGGTAAAGCTACTTACATACATACAGAGCGTTACGATCTAGTTATGACATTAGTAGGACAACGTAAACACAGCATTGTAGCTTTTAATTGGAAGCACGAACGTGATGCGTTGATAAAGATTGCGGAAAAAGAAAAAATATCATACGAACTTATTGATGGGTCTGTACCCGCACATAAAAGAGTAGATATTGTACAAAGGTTCCAGGCTGGACAATTGCAGGTATTGTTTTGTCATCCACAGTCTACGTCCCACGGTCTAACTCTTACAAAAGCTACGGCAGCTATATGGTGTTCACCTACGTATAGTGCTGAACATTTTCAACAATTTAACAGACGTATACATAGGGCAGGTCAAAACCAAAAAACAGAAACAATTATGATTGCAGCCAAAGGTACTTGGGAAAAACAAGTATATGAAAAACTAAATGGTAAGTTAGGTAAAATGGAAAACTTATTACACATACTAGCGGAGGCCAAAAACAATGGACCCAAATGAACGCGCACTTATTTTTTTAACTGAACAAATGCAAGATCTTATACAAGAGATTGTAAAACGAGAACCAGCAGCTATCGCAACTGCATTAATCTTTGCAATGAGTGAAGTGACTATGAGGCGAGCTATTGAAGAGCCTTCGGGCGTTAACTTAGCTGACATTATGGAACAGTCTGGACAAGAAGCATTACGCTTAGTAGACAGTGTCCACATGTCAGTATCTACCAACACTAAGGAGGTGTTACATTGAAATTAGAAAATATGGATGATTTATTATCAGAACTACATAGAGTTCGTTTAGAAATTAGAGAGCTATCAGAACAAGAATCAGCTCTTAAAAAAATCAAAAACGAACTCGAAGCAAAAATTGTGAGCAACTTGGAAGATCAAGGCATTGACCAAGTAGCAAACAACAAGGCTACAGTTTCTATTAAAAAAGAAATTGTACCGACTGTAGAAGATTGGGATGCACTGCAAACTTACATTGCTGAAACAGGTATGTTTGAGTTAATGCAAAAACGTGCGTCTGCAACCGCCTACAGAGAACTACAACAAATGGGACAGGACGTTCCAGGAGTTAGAGCGACCGAGTTAACACGTGTTAACTTTAGGTCTAAATAAATAATAACATTAAAAAAACGGAGAATGATCTATGAATGATGTTGTATTAGTATCGAAAAGTGTGCCAGCGCACGCTAACAAAGGCGAAGGATTAGGTAATGAGTTTGTCACTACCGACCACCTTCAAACACCACGTGTAAAACAGCTGCAACAGTTGTCAAACGAAGTGGATGAAAACCATAGTGAATATATATCAAGCGCCAAACCTGGCGATTTTATTAACACTATAACCAGAGAAAACTACGGTAAAGATATGTATGTAATAAACATAAAATTTACCGAAGAGTTTGTTATCTGGAGAAAGCGAGAAAAAGGCGGAGGGTTAGTTGGTACATTTAAAACTAACATCGAAGCTTTGGATCATCTCAAAGGTCAAGACTTACCAGTTGATGACTATGATATTATCCAAACTCAATCTCATCTTTTACTTAGGAAAGATGCAGAAACAGGTGAGTTAAGTCCTCAACCATTCTTATTTGACTGCTCCTCGTCAAAACTAAGAGTGTCTAGAGAATGGAATACTCAACTTAAATTAGCAGGAGGCGATAGATTTTCATCATTATGGAAGATGTCATCTGCTCAAACACAAAACCGAGCCTCTCAAAAGTTTTACAACATAGCTGTTGAGAACCAAGGTTGGGTTACTGACGACGATTATAAAGCTGCAAAAGCTTTGTATACATCAGTATCTAAGTAATGTTGTTACATGGGTGCGACACATACTGTCGCACCTGTATGTTATATGAAACATAAAATAGATAAAAAAGCGTTACTTGAATCAGTTACCGATACTGCAGTTGGCTTTGTTATAAACTTTCCTCTTTCCTGGGGTGTACTTTTTTTTATGTTATACTTTACTCAAGATGCACTTTACATCTCGTTAGTACAAGTAGCTATACTAACAGTAGTTGCAATTGTGCGTAGATATGTCACGAGGATATATTTTAAAGGTTTAACTTACAAGGATGAAAGAAAAAGACTTTATAAACAAGGTTCACAAAAAACTTCCAAAAGAAATATACAAATGGAAGATTAATGATCCATACCATGGGGGCGTCCCAGATGCATTCTACTCAGGCCCTCAAGGTTTTTTGTTTGTTGAATACAAATACAAAGATGATCTACCTAAAAAAAGTAACTCAAAAATAAAAATAAACTTATCAGAACAACAAAGAATTTGGTTGCGACGCGCACACGATCACAACTTACCAGCACACATTGTATTCGGGTCAAAAAACCGAGTTGCCGTGCTTACAGACCCAGATATACCACACATTTGCCTAGGACAATTTGAAAGAATTTCTTGGCCTTTTGACGATTACATTGCTTTTTTGGAGAAAATATGCCTAAAATAAAAGAAGATATGGTAAACCACCCAACCCATTATAATCATAATCGGCTGGGGATTGAATGTATTAAAGCCATACAAGCTAGTATGACTAATGATGCTTTTGAAGGATACTTAAAAGGAAACATAATGAAATACTTATGGAGATACGAATATAAGAATGGAAAAGAAGACTTGCTTAAAGCGCAATGGTACTTAAACCATCTTGTAGATGTAAAACAAAATGACAACTAGGTTTACTAGGCTTTCTAATTTAAACGGAGTAACTTCTAGTTTAGCTGATTCACCTTGCATTGGGATATGTTCAACAACTCAATGGGGCGATGACCGTTGTTCGGGGTGCGGTAGAACTTATAGTGAGGTCAGAGACTGGCATACTTTACCTGAAGTAGAGAAAAAATTAATAAATATTCGAAATGCTTCTGAAAAATATAACATTAGACAGCTAAAAGTAAGAAATCGCGTCAAACGAGCAGAGACGCCGCCTAAAGAATTATAAGTCTTTTTAAGGTTATGCCCTTACTTAGGGTAAGAAAACGCTATACGTAGCGTTGTGTGAGGTCAATTTTTCTAATTTGTGGGTTTTTCTAGCAATTTTTTCCAAACTCTAATAATTCGCCCTTCTTTCATGAACTTGTGAAATTTTTTAAAAGTTTCTACCATTTAACCTTGTTTGCCCAATAAGCCGCAGACATTTTTCCTTTCTTTATGTTCCTTCCATGTCTGGCTTTAAAAGATTTTCTTTTTGCTTTCATCCTAGCTGACTCACCAGATTTTGGTTTACCTGCAGTTTTAGCTCCCTGCTCGCCAAACCTAATAGTTTTTACTTTGTCGCCCTCTTTTGCCACAACTACATGAGACTTTTTAGGGTGACTGGGTGTTCTTTTAGGTTTATTAAAACCCGATACCCCAGCTCTAGCTAATCTTGGATCTTTTTTACTTTTTCTTTTTTCTGGCATAAGTCCTCACTCTTGTTGGCTTGCCGCCCACACCTTGGGCTTTGGCTCTTTTTCTTCTTACCGCACTTGTTTTTTGTGCTTTAGACATTTTAGCAGCTTTAGCGGCCGGCACACACTTTGGATAACCTTTCTTTTTAGTAGAGGCTTTTTTTCTGCCACATGGTTGGTACTTACCTTTTTTCTTAGGTCGACCAATGTCTACCCGTTTTTCACCAAACCACTTCGTTAAGCCGCCTTTCGGCTTCCTAGTTGCCATTATTTATATTTGCCGCCTCTTTGTTTATAAGTTTTAGTTAACCAACCCGATGCGTATGCAGAAGGCCAAACTTTAAATTTACGTTTAGCTTCAGCTTTAACCCTAGAATATAAACTAGAGTTAGTAGGGGTAGCCCCTTTTCTTTTTTTACCTGCCATTTTAATTCTCCTTTATTATATTACCATAAAATACTTAGGCTCGTTTGCGCCTAGCTGTTTTGGTTCTTTTAAAAGAACGGTTAGATTTACGAGATTCCATTCTAATGTTTTTTAATTTTGCGTTCAAAGGGTTGTTATCTTTGTGAGCTACATCTTTACCATCTCCTTTTTTAGCTTTGCCAGCACGTACCATAATACGTCTAGCCTTATTACGGCCGGCACGTCTTTTCTTTTGAGAGGATTTGGAGTGGTAGTTATCGTATTCTTTACGATAATTTCTAGCCATTTTTCTTTTTAAAAGCTTTATGAGCCTGTCTTATAGTATCACCCATAAGTAATCTTCTTTTCATAAACTTTTTATGCTCAGCGCTAGTACCTTTATTGTGCTTCTTTAAAGCAGTTTCTTGCCTTTTTGTAAGGCTTTTCTTTTTAAGCTTCATTGAGGGCTTTTTTATTTTTCTAGCCATTATTTATAAAGTTTTTTTCTACTTTTTTTAACTGCTTTTTTAACCGCTTTTTTCTTTTTAGCGGGTTTCTTTTTTGGGTAACCATACATGCTCATACAATTCACTCCTCTAACCAAGGGTCATAAAAAGGTTTATCATCTTCTTTTACTCCTGGTACCTCTCCACTATGGTCGGGAACAGAAGATTTTTTAACCTTATTAATGTTTTTATAAGTAGTTGGGTCAGGAGTACCCATCGGTTTATTTATAGAATTTTCCATAAACACAGCTTATCACACAGGGTCGGTTGGTTCAACAGGATCAGATGGATCTGGGGGGCCATATATTAAATTAGTAAAGGCTACATTATAGTTATCTGAACCCTCAAAGTGTTCTAGTATCCAGTTTTTTGCTATATCATCAGTAACCTCATCTATTTCTATAAAACTATTTTCGTCTGGGTTTACTTGGGATGGGTTAAAAGTTAACATTTCACGTTCTAATAAAAAAGAATTACCGCTACCATCTGTGTCTGTACCTGTTATTGCATATTCTAAATTATATACAACATTTTTCCCGCCTTCTTCAAAGCGTTGGTGGTAAATAGTTTTAACAACAACCTCAAGTGAAAATGTATGTATATCATCAATTAAACTATTCCAAGCCATTCTCTATCTCCTTATGTACTAAACTTAATAAACCTAACGTCAACTCCGCCCACATACTGGTAGTTACTATCACCTTGGGCACCTATGAAAAAATTTAAAGTGCCAGTGCCAGTATACCTAAATGCTAAAGGAATATTTCCACTGTCTCTAGTGGAAGTTAATCTGCCGCTAGGTATCCAGTTCCCGGTCAAAAAACCTATATGAGGCGTATCAAAAACCACATGACTTGCAGAGTCTTCTCTGTAACTCCCCTTACCGTCTATATTAAAATTAGGCCCCACATCATAAAAATATACACCGGTATTAACATCATAAATATAAGAAGCTCCATAAGTACCGTCTGATACCATAAATACTATAGTTTTTACTTGTCCTGCGTAAGACCCTTTATAGATCCTTGCAAAACCTTGGTAGAACCCAGCCCCACTGCCTATTTCTGCGATCTGCCTATAGTTAAAATCGTTGTCATGAAAATAACCTATACTCGGCCCTGTTTTTTCTCCTCCACGAGAAGGTAAAAACAAATCAGTAGTTTCTATTTTAGTAGCAGTAATACTGTCAGCCTCAATCCTATCTGCATCAAGAAAATCTGATGTTATCTTCTCAGCGCTTAGGTTAAATATATGAGCATCGGTAATTGTAGCAGTAACAATCTTTGCACCTTGTATAGTAGCATCGGCTATCTTAGCGTTGGTTATATTAGCATCCGCTATCTTAGCGTTGGTAATTACAGCATCTTTAAGTTTTGCTGTTTCTATAGTTGCATCTTTTATCTTAACATTCTCAATAGCACCATCTTTAATACGAGCTGTGTCTATGTATACAACTCCAGCATCTACGATAAAAGGTGCAACTTCTCCTACGCCTGTAGAAGGTACAAGAGTAAACCTATCTGCTTGTACTATCACGTCGCTTTGTTGCTGCCCGTCTGGGCCAGTGCTACTTTGGATAGCAAAACCTGCAATATGACCGTTTGAATTTACTTGTAGTACATAAGAAGCTTCTGTTTGCCCTAGTGTATTTGTAGTCGTTTCAGCTAACTGTAACACGCCTGCATTTGTTCCTATTAAAACACCATCTGTAATTCTAGTACTAGGGTTTACACTACTAGTAGCAGTTGCCCCTGCCGCTTCTACTTTTAATCTGGTCGCGTTAATTACCTCTATAACTTTATGAGTTCTGTTTATTTGTATTTCACTAAACCCACCTACAGACCC